CTGGCCGCATGAGCCAAGCGAATTATTCCGTTGTCACCACCTATGGCCGCGAGTGGAACGCCCGCGCTGCCGCTGGTGACGAGGTCAGCCCGATCACCGAAATGGTGTTTGGGGATGGAGATCGCGCACCCACGGGTGGTGAGACAGCGCTGGTCAATGAAGTGCATCGCCAGACGCTTTCCGGCCAAGGCTCCTATGAGGATCAAAGCGCGGCCTATTTCGATGCATACCTTGAAGCGGCCATCGGTGGCTTTGTGATCCGTGAGCATGGGCTTGTCACCGCTGATGGCAATCTGGTCGCCATCGGCGTGCGCAATCCGGGTATCCCGAAGGCTGACCCGGCCACGGGCGCGGCGGATGACTTTACCTACCGCATCGATCTCTTCTTTGACCAAATGGATGCGCTGGTGGTTGAGGTGGACCCGCGTCATGGCCTTACGGCGGAGCGCCGCGTTGACACGGGCGATGGCCTAACCGGCGGCGGGGCGCTTGGCGCTGACCTTACCATCTCTTTGGATGCAACCGTTGCGCGGACATCTTTGCAAGCGGCGTTGGCATCCAATCAAGCCGACCTGATCACCCAACAGATGGCTCAGGAAATCCGCCTGCGCACTCTCGAACACAAACCCACAGCTAACATGGAGACTGCACTATGAGCGAGCTTTCCGACGCAACCGCCGCATTGACACAAGCGGCCACCAGTCACGGTGCGGCCAAGGCCGCTTTTGATGCCTACCTTGCGGCTCTGGATGAACCCGGCGCGCTTGAAGAACTTGGCTTCAAACGCATGAAGGAAACCCGTCTGCATGACGATGCCAACCCGTCCTTTTCCTATCCGGGCGGCACGGGCATGGCCGACGCGACCGTGACCCACACCTTTGACTATCAGAGCGCCTTTCCCGGCGAGGAAACAGAATTGTTCTTCATCTGGGGCTGTAACGCACGGGTAGACAGCAATGGTGACACGAATGAGCCGCGTGGTCGCGCCGCAATCACGCTTTCGGACGGCACAGTGTTGACCAATGAAACAACACTTGGCGTTGAGCGGAGTGGTGACAATAAGGGCTACATCTACGGCACTGTCAGCGCGTCCGGCAAATACACAAAGCCAGCGGGTGATGCGGGCGTTGTGCTGCAACAGCGTTGCTTCATGGATTGGGGGGGTAACCCGTCCAACGGGGTCATGAGCCTCGATAACGCCGATATTCTAATCCGGGAGTATGTCAAATGATCGACCCAAACCTGAAATTCCTGTTCCGCGCCGCCAATGAGGCAGGTTTTCCCATCGCCAAGATTACCGGGGATGAGATCACTTGGGCAGATGCGGAGCCATCCAAAGCCGCCCTGAAATCCATCCAGCTTGAGGCCAAGCGGGCAGAGGTGGGTCAGACCATTCTGGCACAGATGGCCAGTATGGGCCGCGCCTTGGTCGCCAAATATCCGGTGACAGAGCAACAGGGCTGGCCGCAAAAACTGACAGAGGCGCAAGCGATTGCGGATGGTTCACTGGACCCAAAGGACGCTTTCCAGCTTGGCATTGAGGCGGGTATCACAGGTGAGAATGTCGCTGATCTGGCAACCGCTACGCTCGCCGCCGCTCAGCTCACGGGCATGATCCCAGCCATCACCGCAGGCCTGCGCCGCAAGCTCGAAGCAGGTATCGCAACAATCAAATCTGAGGCCGAATTGGACGCACTCCAAGCCACCTCAGATCAGGTGCGCATCGCAATCATGGGTGCATTTTCATCTGGCGATCCCGCCACAATCAAAGACGCACTGAGCGTCCTTAGCTCCTAACCCAGAAAGGACAAAACCATGCCAGAGCAGTTTCTTCACGGCGTTGAAGTCATCCAGATTGATGACGGCATTCGCCCTATTCGCTCAATCAAAAGCTCTGTGATCGGTTTGGTAGGCACTGCGCCTGACGCCGACGCGGCAGCGTTCCCTGAGAACACCCCCGTACTGGTGGAAGGGCCGCGCAAGGCAGCTCTCTTGGGCGATGCAGGCACTCTCAAAGACGCTTATGAAGCGATCTATGCGCAGGGGGCCTCTGTGGCGGTTGTTGTGTGCGTGGCTGAAGGCGCAGACGCCGCCGCCACGCTGGCAAGTGTGCTGGGGGATGCCACACTGGGCACCGGGCTTTGGGCGCTGGAAGCCGCGTCATCCAAACTGGATTTGACGCCGCGCATTCTCGCTGCGCCTGGCTTTACCCAAACCGCGCCAGGGGATCCCGCAAGCCCTATCACCACCAACCTGATTTCCGTCGCCGAAAAGACCCGCGCGATTGTGGTGGCAGATGGTCCGAACACCACCGAGACCGACGCAAAGGCGGATCGCCAAAACTGGGGATCTGATCGTCTGTTTATTGTGGATCCGGCAGTGACAGTTTTTGACGCTGGATCTGCGACTTATGTAACCCGCCCGTCTTCTGCTTATGTCGCAGGGCTTATTGCCAAACGCGACCTGGAAAAGGGCTTTTGGTGGTCGCCGTCAAACCAGGTGATCAATGGGATCTCTGGCACCGCGCGTTCGGTCAGCTTCCATCTGAGTTCCACCGAGACCGAGGCCAACCGGATGAACGAAGCCGAAGTGGCTACGATCATTCGCCGCGACGGTTTCCGGCTTTGGGGCAACCGGGGCACCAGCCCGGACGCGCAATGGGCGTTCCTGTCTGTGCGCCGCACGGCTGACGTCATCTTTGAAAGCATCGAGAACGCGCACCTTTGGGCCATGGATCGCCCGATGTCGCCGCAGCTCTTCAAAGATATCCGCGACAGCGTCCAGGCATTTGGCCAGCAAATGGTCAACGCTGGTGCATTGCTTGGGTTCAACTGTTGGCTTGATCCAGAGCTGAACAGCGAAGCGAACCTGAAGGCGGGCAAACTCTATCTGGACTTTGACTTTGAACCGCCGGCGCCGTTGGAAAACCTGGTCTTCCGGGCGCACCGCAACGGAACCTATTACGACAATCTCGTGCAAGCCGTGAAGGCTGCTTAAGGAGGGCACCCCCATGATCCGCTACCCCCGTATGATCAAGAACTTCAACGCGTTTCTGGATGGCGTGAGCTATGCCGGTATTGCGGAAACAGCCAAGCTCCCTGACCTCAAAATTCAGGTGGCCCGGCACCGTGGCGCAGGCATGGACGGCGCTGCACCCGTGGATATGGGCATCGAAGATCTGAAGGCAGAAGTCAGCCTGAAAGAGTGGACGCCCGACGCGGTCAAACTGATCGGCACCCGCAGCCGTCTTGTCTTGCGGCCTGCCGCGCAAGGCCGCGCACGGACTGAGACAGACACCATCATTGCCACCATTGGCGGGCTGTGGTCGGGCCTCAATCCTGGTGAGCTGAAGCCAGCCTCAGAGGTGCCGCTGAAGCTGGATCTGGAAGCCGACTATTTCCGCATGGAGATCAACGGTGAAGAGGTCTTCGAAGTAGACGTGCTTGCGGGCAAGCGCGTTGTGGGCGGCGTCGACCAGGTTGAAGAGCTGCGCCGCGCAATGGGCTTTTAACAGGCCCATTAAACACCCCCTAACCCCCTAAGAAAGTGACAAGCATGTCCCAGAAAAACCCAAACGAAGTACCTCTCTCCTCGCCCATCAAAGTGGGGTCTGAAGAGATCAAGGCGGTGACCCTGCGCAAGCCCAAGGCGGGCGACATGCGGGGCCTGAAAATGGCTGAGATCTTGCAAATGGATGTCGACGCCATGATCACCCTTCTGCCGCGCATCTCGACGCCAATTCTGGATCCGCATGTCGTGGAAGACCTGGACGCGGACAACTTTGGGCCGTTGGCACAGAAGGCCATGAGTTTTTTGTTGCCGAAGGCCCAGCAGGAAAAGCTGCGCCAGGCACAGGCGAACCTCTAAGCCTGCCAAACGATGTGGAAGACGCGATGGCCGATTTGGCCGTCGTGTTTAACTGGGCACCGCGAGACATGGAAGACATGGACATCGAGGAGCTGGCCCGGTGGCGGGAAAAAGCCCGCGTAAGATACGAAGCCCAACACGGAACACCCGAAGATGAACCCTAATCTTACGGTCTCGATGGTCCTTAAGCTGGTTGAACAGGTGACCGCGCCCGCGCGTGTCGTCAAGTCAGCGCTGCAAGACATCGGAGCAACCACCGAGCGGGTAGGGCGTTCCGGGGTGGAGTGGAGC